CGCCAACAAGCCTTCGCTTGGCTTCACCGTCCACCAGTCCGAGGCCGAGGACGGAACCCCCATCGTCAAACTGATCACATGGAAGGTCCGAGATACCCAGCTTTACGGGATCGAGAAGGGCCAGACCGATCTGGAATTCAACGCACACGCAATGGCCTACCGCAAGGCCGGAACCTGAAGGGATACCCAATGAAGACCATCACCATCGCAGGCGGCATTGGCCGCGACGCAGAAACCAAGCAGGCAGGTAGCAGCAAGGTCACGCGCTTCTCCGTCGCCGTTGACGACGGCTGGGGCGACAAGAAGCGCACCATCTGGTTCGACTGCGACCTCTGGGGCGACCGGGGCGAGAAACTGGCCGGGATGCTGACCAAGGGAACCAAGGTGGCCGTTTCTGGCGACCTGTCCACCCGCGAACACAACGGCAAGACCTACCTCACCGTCCGTGCCGACAACGTGACGCTGCTGGGCGGCAAGCCGCAAGGCGAGCGGCAGGAACGGCAACAGGATCAGCGCCAAACGTCGCGCGCCGATCTTGACGACGAAATCCCGTTCTGAGGCTTGCCATGGACATTGAACCGCACCACATCACCACCGTCTCCCGCCGCCCGCCAGTTGGCATGGACAAGCCCCGCACCTTGGCCGACTACCAAGCCGATCTGGTCCGCCGCTTCGGCAGCCTGCCGTCATGGGCCGAATTGGCCAAGATGGAGAACGCCGCACGCTGGCAGCGCAACCCCGTCTCCACGATGGCAAGGCCGCAACCGACCCGCGCGCTTGAGCCGGTGGAGAAGGCGACCGACAAGCGCAAGAACGCTGTTGCCGATGCGCGGCGGCGTATCCTGGCTGAATTGGCCGAGCCGAAAACCGCAGACGATCTTGCTTGCCGCGTCGGCCTGACAGATCGCGCCGTGCGGAACTACCTCCGCGAGCTTGCCGAGGAAGGATTGGTCGTCCGGTTCTTCCTGCACCGCTGCGCCGTGTGGCGGCTGAAGGATTCCGAACCGGCCAAGGAAGCGCACCGCCAAGCCATAACCGTCACCGTGCGCGGCGTGGAATACGCCAGCATGGCCGCCTGCGCCCGCCACTTCGGCATCAGCGTCGAAGCCGTCAGCTGCGCCGCGCGCCGGGGAACCCTCGACAACATCGGCACACGCCGCCGCCAGGAGGCCGCAGAATGACCAGCAAGGCACAGCGCAAGAGAGCCAAGCGCGCCCGCAAGATCACCCTGCCTGGCGGTGAGGCCGTAGCCGCGCCAACCGTGCAAGGCAGCCGCACCGACCTCAAGCCGAAGGAAGATCCCATGAACGTCGTCACCCTGGCCCGCCAGCGCCGCACCGGCATCGAGGACGCCAAGGAGGCGCGCCAGCCCATATGCGGCACCGACATGGGCCTCTGCATCCGGGCACTGGCCAAGGGCGACGAGCGGGCCGATCTGGTCAACGCCTGGGCTGCCCTGTCCGCGGCGCACCGAAACTACCGGCTGCTGATCATCGGCCAGACCGGGGAACCGCAAGGCGCCGCCATCCCGATGCTGCCCGAGCCGATGGAGACCGACCAGTCTCTGCGGGTTGACCTTCGCACCTATGAGCAGCGCGTCGAGGCAGCAAAGCGCCAGTGGTTCGAGTGGTGGGGCAAGATCAAGGCGCTGCCGGTGCCGAACCTGCGGTGGGCTATCAGCGGGGCGCTTGACGGTTTTCTCGGAGAGGCAACGTTGTGGCGGGACCAGGCGCCGACGGTGACCGGCAAGGCCGCGGTGCAGGCGTTGAGGATGATGGTGGCGTGATGGGGGAAGGCATCAACCTGTCCACCGGAAAAGTCGCCCCAGTTGGCCGACGCCTTATCCAGAAAAGCCATTTGTGCGTGATCTACGTCATTGCAGCGGACACAGAGGGGCCGAGCAAGGTGGGCATCACCACTGACATCATGACTAGGATTAGAACGCTGCAAACGGGCTGTTGGCTGCCATTGCGGGCATATGACTTCCGGGTGGCCTTGCCTAAGGTGATGTCTGGGATGAACTTCAACCTGCAGGATTATGCAGCCCAGGGCGCACAGATGGCAGAACGCGATGTCCACTCCGTGCTGGTGGAATGCGGGCTTCGCATGGTGGGTGAATGGTTCGATGTGACACCCGAGGAAGCCCTGGCCGTCATCGACAAGTGTGCAACCCGCGGCGATTATCGCTCGGTCAGTCTTGAACAGGTGGCCGGGGCAAGCACAAGCGAAGGTCTGGACCCTGAGGTTCACAAGGCTCGTAACCGCTTGGCAGGAGCAATGCTCCAGATCCGTGCTATGGCCGCAGACGCCTCAGGATCAGGGCTTGACACGCAAGGGCTAGTCTGACAACTTACCAACATCGCTAGAAGAGCGATCTAAGAATGGCGGTCTGTGGGAGAGCCACGGGCCGCTTTTGCATTTCCAGACATTCAAGGAAATCAAGATGGCCCAGCACGGCGGAAAGCGTTCCGGCGCTGGCCGCAAGCCGGGTGCGGTGAGCAAGGCCAAGCGCGAACTGGCAGAGATGGCCAAGGACAAGGCCGAGCGCGCCTTGGAAGTCCTGGCCGAGATCATGGAAAGCGGCGAGAGCGATGCCGCCCGCGTTTCGGCGGCAAACTCCATCCTTGACCGCGGGTATGGCCGACCCTTTCAAGCCGTGCAGCTTTCGGGCAACCCGGAATCCCCGGTGCAGATGGTGCAGCACGTCGTCATCGACCCACCCAAACGCGAATGATCGTTCAGACCAAGGTACCGCGGTGGGCGGTGCCGTTGTTGCCAGCACGGCGCTACAAGGGTGCCAAGGGCGGACGCTCCGGCGGCAAGTCGCACTTCTTCGTTGAGCAGACCGTCGCCAAGATGGCCGCAGACCCGCGGCGCAAGGTGATCGGCATCCGCGAGGTGCAGAAGTCCATCCGCTACTCGGTCAAGGAACTGGTCGAGGCCAAGATCGAGGAACTGAAGGTCGGGCACCTGTTCGACGTGCAGCGAGACGTAATCCTGCACAAGCGCGGCCCTGGGCTGATGCACTTCACGGGGATGCAGGACCACACAGCCGACAGCGTGAAGGGCTTGGAAAGTTTCGACCAGGCGCTGATTGACGAGGCAAACCAGATCAGCGCGCGTTCGCTGCGGCTTCTGACGCCCACGATGCGCAAGCAGGGGTCCGAGCTGTGGTTCGGCTGGAACCCTGAGAACGAAGACGACCCGGTGGACAGGTTCTTCCGGGACAACGCAGGGCATCCCGATTTCGCTTGCGTTGAGGTGAACATCCCCGACAACCCGTTCGTCTCGGATACGGGCTGGGCTGAATACGTCAGGGACAGGGACCGGGCGCGGAACAACCCGAACGATTGGGCGATCTTCGAGCATGTCTGGCATGGGGCTTACAACCTCATGTCCGACCGAATCGTCTTCGCTGGCAAGTATGCCGTCGAAGCGTTTGAGCCGCAGCCGGGATGGGATGGCCCCTACTACGGCTGCGACTTCGGCTTTGCGCAAGACCCCACCACCTTCGTCGAGAAGTGGCGGCACGGGAACACGCTCTACTACCGCCGGGCCGCGGGCCGGGTCGGACTGGAACTGGACGAAACGGCGAAGTTTGCCGCCGACCATCTGCCGGGGATCGAGAAGCACGTGATCCGGGCCGACAGCGCGCGGCCTGAGTCCATCAGCTACCTCGCCCGCCACGGGCTGCCGCGGATCGTCGGCGTGGACAAGTGGAAGGGGTCCGTCGAGGACGGCATCGCCTTCATGCGTTCGCATGACCGGATCGTCATCCACCCGGAAGCCGAACCGGCGCGCAAGGAACACGGCCTCTACCGCTACAAGGTCAACAAGGCCGGGGACATCCTGCCCGAGATCGAGGACGCGGATAACCACTACATCGACGCGGGGCGCTATGCCGTTTCGCCGCTGATCCAGGCCGCTGGCGCGGTGCAGACGCGAGAACTCCTGCTATGACCGAAGCCGTTGCCAAGCGTTCAGCCGCCAGCATGCAGATGCTGTCAGCGGCAGAGAAGGGCCGCGCGCTGATGGGCGGCACCACGGCCATGCGGGCCGCGCGGGAAACGTTCCTGCCGAAGTTCGCCAAGGAATCGCGCGAGGCATACGAGGCGCGGCTGAAGTCGTCCTGGCTGTTCAACGGCTACCGCAAGACGGTCAAGGACATGACGGGCCGGGTTTTCTCCAAGCCGGTCGAGGCGGGCGACGATCTGGGTCGCGTGGACGAATGGCTGGACAACGTGGACATGCAGGGCCGCGACCTGTCCACCTTCGCGCGGCAGGTGTTTGAAGACGCACTGGCGGGGCCGGGGATCAGCTACATCATGGTCGATGCGCCGCGCCGCGAAGGCACGGTGACGCAAGCGCAGGCGCAACAGCAGAACCTACGGCCCTACATGGTGCAACTTCGTGTAGAGGACGTGCTGGGCTGGCGGGCCGAGACGGTGAACAACGTCACCGCCCTGACGCAGATCCGCATCATGGAGACGGTCAACGAACCGGACCCGCTGGACGAATTCGAGACTGTGCCCGTGCAACAGGTTCGCGTGCTGGACCTCCTGCCGACTGGCGTGCAGACCCGCATCTATCGGCGCCCAAAGAAGGGACAGGCTTGGGCACTTTACGACGGGCCTTTTGTCAACCCTGCGCTGCGCGAGATCACGGTGGTTCCGTTCTACGCCAACCGCACCGGGTTTTTCACCGGCGAGCCGATGCTTGACGACCTGGCCGACATCAACATTGCGCACTGGCAGTCGCAGTCGGACCAGCGGAACATCCTGCACTATGCGCGGGTGCCGATGCTCTTCGGCGCGGGTATGTCGGACAAGGAGACGATCACCGTCGGCGCCTCGACCGCCACGATGGCAGCGGACGCGAACGCAAAGCTGATGTGGGTAGAGCACAACGGCAAGGCCATCGAGGCGGGCCGTGTAGACCTGAAAGACCTCGAATTCCAGATGGAGACTTTCGGGCTGCAATTGCTGACCGCCCGCATGGGTGCGCAGTCGGCCACGGGCGAGGCGCTGGACGCCAACAAGGAGACCTCGCAACTGTCCATGACCGCGGATGCCCTGCAAGACGCGCTTGAGCAGGCGCTGATTTGGATGGGGCAATACGGCGGGGTCGAGGTCGATCCGTCCGTCATGGTCAACAAGGACTTCGGCGTGTCGTTCATGACCGCCCAGGAGATCACCGCGCTACTGGCGGCGGTGAAGGACGGCAACCTCAGCCGCGAGACGTTCCTGCGGGAACTGGTGCGGCGGGGTGCCATCAGAAGCGACGTTGACCCGGACGAGGAGTTTGACCGGATCGACGAGGAAGACGCTGCGGGACGCGGCGAAGACGAAGCCCTCGCGGGCGCAATGGGCGGGATGCCCCTCAACAGCGGGACGCTGAACAATGGAAATCGAACTGCCGGAAGTGCCTGACCACCTGAAGGCCATCGCCACCGAGGCGGATGGAAAGTTCAAGCTGAACCTTGCCGGGCTTGTGCCCGCCTCCGAACTGGAGACGTTCAAGGGCAAGGCTGTGACGGCTCAACAGGAAGCCATCGACCGCCGCAAGCAGCTTGAGGCGTGGAAGAAGCTGGGCGAAAGCCCCGAAGAAATTCAGGCCAAGCTGGCCAAGGGCGCCGACCCGGCAATCATCGACCAGATGCGCCAGCAACACGCGCAGGAGATCGCGGCCCGCGACGGCAAACTGACGCAGGTGCTTTCCCGCGTGGCAACTTCGGAACTCAAGGCAGAACTTTCCAAGGCTGGCGTCGTGCCTGAAGGTCTGGACCTTCTCGCCTCGTTCGCCGCACCGCGTATCCAGTTCGATGAGGACGGCAACGCACGCGTGATGGCTGCGGACGGAAAGACGCCGATGGTCGGCGGTGGCGCCAATGGTGGTGCTACGCTGGCCGATCTGGCCAAGGAATTGGCAAAGACGATCCCGCACCTGGTCAAGGATGCGGGCACGGGCGGCAGCGGGAAGCAGCCGGGAAGTGCCGGGACGGCAGGAAAGACGATGACGCGGGCCGCGTTCGACGCGCTCTCGCCCAAGGATCGAGCCGCCGCGATGAAAGACGGCACCACCATCACCGATTGACCTGATGGCCCTCTGGCGGGGCGACACAGGCAAAACCCCCAAAGGAGCATGATATGCCCAACACGCTGACCGCACTTCAGCCGGTGCTCTACTCGGCTGCGCAGGAGGTTTCCAACGAACCCTTCGGCGTCATCTCGGCCATCGACGCGCGCTTCGACGAGAAGGGCGTTGCGTTCGGGGATACCGTCAAGGTTCCTGTCGCGCCGATGAACACCACCTCCAGCTTCAGCCCGGCCATGACGCCCTCCGCTGGCACCGACATGACGGCCTCGACCGTTGACGTGTCGATCACTGCCTCGGACAAGGTGTCGTGGAACCTGACCGGCGAGCAGGTGCTGTCGCTGGAAAACGGCGGCAACTACCAGGAATGGGTTCGCCAGTTGGTGGCCCAGGGCATGCGTGCCCTGCGCAACAAGGCGGAAGCTGCGGCGGCTCTTGCGATCAAGCAAGGCGCTTCGCGCGCTGTCGGCACGGCGGGCACCACGCCCTTCGCTTCCGACATCAACCTGATCCCTGACGTTCGGAAAGTGCTTCAGGACAACGGCGCACCGCTTGCCGACCTGCAACTGATCATCGACTCCGCCGCGGGTCTGAACCTGCGCAAGCTGGGCATCATCCAGCAAGCCTATCAGGCTGG